GTGCCTGCGGCGGCAATCAGGGAGACGGCAGGACGCGAACCAGTCACCGCCACATGAGCGGTGTGCTCGTGAGATGGAGCGACCCGCCCGCACCCGAAGACCTGTTTCCGCGATACGGCGCAGACGGCAGGCGGTACAGCAATAAGCTCGGGCATTATCATGCGGGCTGCTGCCCGAACTGCAGGTGCTACCCTGAGCCTGTGGTCGATCTGGATGTGCTGAAATTCCCGATGCGCGTGTATCAGAATGGCCGTATCGAACGGATGCAGAGAAAGCATTTTGAAGGGATGTTTATGATGGGAAATCAGGTGTGAGTTCTTATTGAGTTTGTGGCTATCATCAGGTAATATAAGATTAGAGCGATAAGCTGGTCGATAGATGATTACAGAAAGGCGGCTCTATGAATGGTAGACATTATAGGAATACTCAAAAAGACGATTTCGGCATCCCAGAGTGCATATCGTAGAAGTGTTTTTGCCTGGGGGAAGGGGAAGTCGATGTATGACGCTCTTCAGAAGGAAATGCAGGGCGATACAGGGAAACGAGCGAATGAACTTCTCGCAGCGCCTCCATATCTTTTGGAACTGCTTCCTGCTTCCGAAGCGAATGAGATTGCACGCTACGTCATGCGAGAAAGCCAGAAGGGGCGCAGGTCTGAATCTATTGCGAAAGACCTTGAGGAAAAACTCCCAGACCATGTAAAAGGCAAGGCTCTTTTGATTGCGCGAACACAGGTATCTATTGCAAGAATGGCTTTAGATAGGGCGCGTGCAGAAGACCTAGGGATTTATTGGTATGTCTGGCGCGCCTGCGGCGGCAGAAAAGGTGATGGAAAAACGCGCGACAGTCACAGGAAAATGAGCGGGATTGTGGTGAACTGGAATGACCCGCCTGCGCCTGAAAAGCTGTTTCCTTCGTCGAAAACGACGGATTATGGGCATTATCATGCCGGATGTTGTCCTCTTTGCCGTTGCTACGCTGAACCGGTGGTAGATGAGGATTTGCTAAAATATCCTGTGAAAGTTCACATCGGTGGGCAAATCTACAAAATGACGAAAAAAGAGTTTCGTCAAATCATAAATAACTCGCTTGCAAATAAAAATATAATTGCTAGAAAAGGGCGTTTGAGTGTTATTGCAGAACGGCTGGGCAGTACTATTCTTTCGATAATACGTGAGAAAATTGGTAAATAGAAAGGGGGCTGGGGAAATGGTAGCGCTTAGACAAGAAGATATTGAAAAAGTAAAACAGTACATTGAGGCGGCACGAGAGAAAGGAGAACCCATAGAAGTAAGAGGCATTCAAAAAGCTATGCTGGAACATGGAATTGGTGCATATACAATAAATCGCATAATGGAACATCTTGGATATAGAAAAAATAATCCTTGACTTTTTGCCCGTAAGAAATATAATAATAGTACGGGCAAAAAGTGAGGTGAGAAAATGGCTCGCATGGGAAGACCTAAATCGGTAAATCCTCAAAATGTACGGCTTGAAATTCGGCTTACACAAGATGAAGCTGACAGACTTCAACATTGCGCAGATGTTTTAGGGACAACACGCTCGGATGTGTTGAAGCGCGGAATAAAGCTGATTGAGGATACGATAAAAGCAAACAAATAGGGTGAATCGTACATTCTTGGCAGAACCGATTCACCCACAGAACAACCCCAAAGGATTGATAAATCTATTATATCATCCTTTTGGGGAATTTGAAAGGACGATATGAATGGAGAACTTAGTTCAAGTCGCAGAAGGTCAAGTTGTTGTTTCAAGCCGTCAGATTGCGGAACACTTTGAAAAGCGCCATGCAGACGTTCTTGCAGGCATCGAGAATATCAAAACGGAAAATTCCGTTGTGACCCCTATGTTCTGCGAAACGACCTATACGGCAGGTACGGGGAAGGCTTACAAGGAGTACCTGATGAACCGCGACGGCTTCTCTCTCCTCGTGATGGGATTCACGGGCAAGAAGGCGTTCGAATGGAAGATCAAGTACATTCAGGCATTCAACGCGATTGAGGAGGCGCTGCGGAATACGGGCAGTCCCTACGTCCTCATCATGAAGCACTACAAGAAGCGCCCTGTCCTCTCGACGGCGGATGTTGCTGCGCTTCTCGGCATGGCACGCGAGAGCATCAGTCAGACCTTGCAGGAGCCGCTTGCAAAGTGCAAGCATGGACGGGACTACTACCTCGTGCAGGGCGATGACCTTGCCACACTCAAGCGCGATAACCCAAGTATCTCGTCTCTTGCGAGCAGCGTGCTTCTCGTTGCTGAGAGCGGATTGCACAAGGTATGCGCATATCTCAAAAAGGCGATGCCTGCTGTGTTCAGCGGCTCGTGTGCCATGGATGTGCCCGTTTTGAACGTGCCGGACACGATGAACACCTTCGCCTTGCCCGAGAGCAACAAGGAGATCGGCGCGTGGGTGAAGGATATCCGTGGTTACATGGATGTACTCGATGGTCTTCTGCACAAGTACGAACAGCAGAACCCCATCAAGACACAGGAGGCACTGAAAGAGGTCATGCGCAGCGTCGGGCAGGACATCTGGGAGGATGTTGTGCGACTCACATGCCAGAAATACGACCTCATTACAGCCTAGAATATAATTTCATTACGAACCCGCTCAAAACTGGGCGGGTTTTTTGATACCTATTTTGAAAGGAGGAATGCCTGTTGAAAGCATTTTACGGGGCGCGTTTTTCGCCCCACATGACGAGAACGCCCGAGGGATTCCTCGTGTGCCACAGCGTACCGATCTGCCGCACGGGTATGCAGGAGTATCTGCCGCAGGAGCTCGGCGTTGCGGACGCGGGTGGCGCGCTCAAGGTTTACCGCGAAGAAAATGAGGTGTTCAAGGATGCGGCAATCGCGTCCTTCGAGGGGAAACCCGTGACGGACGACCACCCGCCCGTCGGTGTCGATGCGTCGAACTACGCGAGCTACACCAAGGGGACGGTGCAGAACGTCCGGCGCGGCAGCGGAGCGGACGAGGACAAGCTGATTTGCGATCTCGTCGTGTACGACGCCGCGCTCATCGCTAAGATTGATGCGGGCAAGCGTGAAATATCGTGCGGTTACGAGTGCAAATATATGGAGAGAGACGACGGGGCATATTGTCAGAAGGACATCATCGGCAATCATGTCGCTGTCGTCGATGAGGGGCGCGCGGGGCACGAGGTATCTATCCGCGACGCCAAGGCGAAGCCAGAAGGAGGAAAACAGATGGCAAAAAAGAGTATCCTGCATCGCATGTTTGCGGCGTTTGCCAAGGATGCAGAGCCGGATGAAGTACGCGAGGCGGCGCGTGCCGTGGACGAGGCAGAGGGTAGTAAGGAGCCCGAAGTACCAGCGGAAGAAAAGGCCGCTGACTACAAAGCAGTCATGGACGCGGTAGAGGCGCTCAATGCGAAAGTCGACGCACTGGCGAAATCCACGGCGCAGGACGACGAGCCGGAAGCGGCGGAAGAGCCTGCAAAGGAAACGGAGGCGATCGACGCGCTCGAAGAGGAGCTCAAGAGCGGCGAGCCGGTACCGATGGAGGACGACGGATCCGAGGAAGAGAGCGCGACCGTATCGCCGGAAGCCCTCGAAGAAGATGAAGAGCCCGCGTCGAAAGCTGCCGAACCGCAGCCTGAGCCGGCAGCCGATAAGGCGCTTGCGCTCGCTGTGGTGCGCACCATGAAGCCGTTTATTGCGGCGATGCCGGCAGAGCAACGAAAGAAAGCGTCTGATGCCTTGACGCGCACGCTCAAGAAGGCGATGCAGACAGAAGTTACGCAGCCGCTTCCTGGCGGTTATGGCGCGTTCATGCGCCGCAAAACTGCGGACGCCGTGACGAGGGAGAGGGAATTGCGCGCCTACGGTGAGAATTGCCGCAAGCGCAATCCGCACTGCAAGAAGGAGGAGAAGTAAATGCCGGGAACTACGATTGGAATCAATATGACCTATGGCTATCCGGGGCAGGCATCGCGACAGGGTGACGAGGTTAGCCGCACGCGCCCCGTTGCCGCAGGAGCGGCGGACATCCCGTTCGGCGCGCCCGTCGTCCAGAAGGACGATGGCTCTGTCGCTCTCTTTGGGGCGACGAATACCGCTGCGGACTTTGCAGGCATCGCCATGCGCAAGGTCAAGTCGGCGAAAGTCTACCCCTATCAGAACTTCGGCTATTATACGGCGGGCGAGCCGTGCGATGTACTGCAGCGCGGCGACATTTCCGCTACTTGCGCATGGGGTACGCCGAAGGTCGGCGCGAAGGTTTACGTCCGCACGAAGGTCGTCGGCGGCACGAGTCCTGCAGGCGCAAAGGTCGGCGACCTCGGCGCGGTGAATGAAGCGGGCAACTGCATTGAGCTTACGGGCGTGAAGTGGTCGAGTACGGCGGACGTGCGCAGCGTCGCAGAGCTCACGATCGTCACGCGTCAAGGCGTGTAAGGGAGGAGAAGCGATATGAAGAATAAACAGTACAATCTTGCGGTCGCGCCGCAGCGCACCGGCTCGCCGCTTTTGACGATGGATGCGGCGACCGTATCGAGCGGACTTGCATTCCTTGAGAGCGAGCTCGAAAAGCTCGATCCGCTGCTTCGCGAGCCACTGACGAGTACGACCTATCCGCGCGACATTGAGATCGAGAGCGGCGGTGGTTGGGTTGAGGCAACGTCCGCCTTTAACGTCGAGTACAGCGTCACGGGCGGTCAGGCAGACGGTGTCGGCGGTATCCAGAACGCCGTGCGCAGGATACAGGCGGACCTCTCGAAGGATCTCTACAAGGTGCTTCCGTATGAGGTCTCCATGTCCATCAAGATTCAGGATCAGCTGCGCGGCGCTGTCACGGGGCGCAGCATCGAGGACATCTACAACGATGGTATCCGGCTCGACTATGACAAGTACATGGACCTCAACACTTACCTCGGGCAAGAGGCATACGGGACGACGGGGCTCCTGAACGACAAGCAGATCATGGCGACGGCGGTCACGGCGGGCGCGAGTGGTCAGACGGATTGGGCGCACAAGACGCCGACGGAGATTCTGAACGACATCGACGAAGCGATCATCGCCGGATGGACGAGCGCGCAGTACGACAACAGCGCCATCCCGAATCACATCCTCATCGATCCAGCGAATTTCGCGTACATCAACCGCACGATGGTCAGCGTCAACGGCTACCCGACGCCCGTCTCCATCATGCAGTACCTTGTCGACCACAACATCGCCAAGGCAAAGGGCGTCGACCTCGTGATCGCCGAGTGCAGGTTCTGCATCGGTGCCGGCATCGGCAAGAAGAACCGCATGGTCGCCTACGTCAACCAACGCCGCTTTGTGGGGATGGACGTACCCGTACCGATGAGCCGCGTCATGACGCAGCCGAACGTCAATACGGCGTCTTATGACAGCCTGTATATGGCGAACGTCGGTCAGGTCAAGATTCACTACTTCGAGCCGTTCATTTACCGTGACGGTATTTAAGGAGGCGCAGCATGATTAAACTCGTAGCAAAGCAGAAAATTGGATTTCGCAATCCAGAGACGGGGGAGATCGCAACGGCAGAGCCTTACGCATTCTCCACGCTCCCCGACTGGATCGAGAAAGACCCGATGTATGGGTGGGCGCTTGCGGACGGCGCGATTGAGGTCAGCAGCGAGCCGGCGCGGGAGGCTGCGGACAAGCAGGAGCCAAAGCCCCCGAAGAAGACCGGCGGCGCTCCGTCGCAGGAGAATGATAAGAAGGAGTAAGCCATGATGTATGAAGGCCTTGATGTCTTCGGTATCATTGCCGCTGCGTCGAATATCCGCACGGGCGGCAATCCCGCTTACACGGCAGAGGATTTCCTTGCCGCCTATCCGCAGTTCGGCGCGGGCGCTGTTCCGGGTGTCGTCCTTGCAGCCTGGCTGAATATGGCGCACGCCACCATCCACAAGAATCGATACCACGATGCCTGGGAAATCTGCATGGGGCTCTACATCGCGCATTGGCTGACGCTCTACATGGAGTCGGCGGTAAGCGCCGACGACCCGCTGCAAAAGAAAATTGCTGCGGGTCTTGCGAAGGGTCTGCAGAACTCGAAGAGCGCAGGCGACATCTCGGTATCGTATGACTTCTCATCGATTCAAGAGGATTTTGTGGGCTGGGGGGCATACAAGCTGACTGCTTTCGGGCAGCAGTTTGTCACCTTGGCGCGAGTGTATGCGATGGGGGGAATGGTCGTATGGTAAGCGGCAGCACGTCCGTCAGAAAGTCCGGTAGAGACTTCTCTGTCAT